CAGGTTCGGCTTGGCCTGGTACTCCAGGACGTCGTTGATCTGGAAGGCGAAGTACTTGCCCTTGTCGATCACGAGTTCCTGCGCGTCGGGTGCGGGCACCGAGTAGGTGACGCCGCCACCAACCGTGTAGTTGGCGACTGCGATGGACGGCGCGGTGTGGATGATGACCTTGTCACCCATCGAGCCAATGTCACCCTGCCAGTCGGTGTTGGCGATGTCGCCATAGACCGAGGCAGCGTAGAACTTGGCATTCATCTTCGCCGACCAGACGGCCGGGATGAAGTTGCCCGAGTACGGCGGGTTGGTGTTAAAGGGGGCGGCTACCGGGTAAACAGCAGCGGTATTGCGAATGACAGCCATGCCTTGCTCCTAGCGGAGGCGCCCCCGGGTGCGTTAGATAACGCGACCTTCAGCGAGCGCCTGATTGATCTCGGCCTCCCGCGCTGCGAACTCAGCTTGCTTCCCGCGGTACGCACCGCGAGCGACGTCGTTGTAGAAGCGGGTGATGTCCGCCTCCGAGATCGTCGGCTTGCCTTGTGGCAAGGAAGTGCTGGATGCCGCCGGGCGAGGGGCCACTTGACGTTCCAACTGTTGCGCGGGGGTCGGGCCGGAGACGGGAGCGGGCTTCAGCGTGTCCTTGTAGGCCAGGAAAATCCGGACCACACGAACGGCGTCGCGCGCATCGGCTGCTGCAGTCAACGCTGCCTGACGGGGAGTGCCGTAGACCGGGTCCACTTCCGAGAGCCAGGCCAGGAAGCCTTCGCTCACGTTGATGTCCTCGTAGTCCGGCACAGCAGCGGCGAGGCGGTCGATGAACATGTCATCGTTCGTCTTCTCCACTGTCTGCGTGGTTCCCCGCAGGTGTGCTTCGAGGGCGTCGAGACGCGCTCCAAACTGTTGTGCCTGCGCTCCGATGTAGGCTTCGACGTGCCGACGCACCATCTCAACCAACTCGGCTCCAAAGACTTCCGCGTCTTTGGCGGTGTCGACGTTCTCGGGTTCCGGCTTGGCTTGCTTCTGCTGCTCCAGCTGGCTGGTCAGCGTCTGCACAGTGCGCGTCAGTTCCGAGATGCGGGTCTCGAAGCTGCGGTGCATGCCCTGCAGGACTCGGTGCTTGTTCGCCAATTCGTCGTACTGGGTACGCGGAATGACGGGCTCCGGGGTCGGGGCGGGGGCTTGCGGCACTGCTGCCTGGGGTGCGGGAACCTCGGGCACTGTCGGCTCCGGGGTCGCACTTGCTGCGGGGTCCGCTGCGGCGGGGGCCTGTTCCTGCGGGCTGTTCGCCGCCGCTAGGATTCGATCGGCCTCCTCCAGTTGCTGCTGGACTCGACTGGGCAAGTTGCTCATGATTTTTGGCTCGGCCTCTTAGGCTCGGGCAAGTTGTGCCGACATGCGGCGAAATCAGCGTCCCGCGTCGAGTCGCTTCTGCAGCTTGACGATGAACTGCGCTTGGCCCTGAGCCTTACGCAGCACGTCTACTTCGACGGCGGAGACAAGAATCTTGGTCACGGAGTCGAGTTCCTGTTTCAGCCAGTCTTTGAAGCGCGCGTCGCGTCCGAGGGACTCGAACAACTGGCGCTCTTGGTCTGGTGTTAGCAAGCACTCACTCCTGAATTTGTGGCGAGACTACACGTCTAACACGTTAGTGTCAAGACGAAAAGTTGTCCGTGGCCGGCGCGTCGTTCATGAGGCGCTTCTCGCCCGGCTTGGTCGAGGGCTGCTGGCCCTGCGTCTGCTGTGCGGCCTCTGCCTGGGCCATCGACTGCATGGCGAGCCGCTGGCGGATCACGCTGAGCGGCGGGACCACGTCGTCCGTGTTCATGTCGAGGGACTTGGCGCCCTCGCGCAGGACGGCAGCGCGGCCATCGAGGCCCATGATCTGCATGTCGATCGGATTGGCCGTGTCGCGCAGGAACTCGGCGCGGCGCACCTGGGCGGTGTCCTTGACCATCAGCGACATGGCGCCGCGGGCCACGACCTGCAGGTCGCCCTTGATGTCGGGGTCGCCGACGTAGCGCATGGTGAACTCGAACGCGCTGCGGACCGACGGGCCGATGACGTTGAAGTCCAGGCTGCGCACGGTGTTCTTCGTGGTCTTGCCGGCGTTGCCGACCATCATCGACATGCCAGAGGCCGTGCGGCCTGCGCCGCCGGCGGAGCCGTCACCCGTCATGTAGCGGGGGATTCCGCTCACCTCGTCGGCGATCACGCTGAAGCGCTCGTAGACGCCCATCAGCTCGGCGGCGTTGGACGTCGGCTGGAAGAAACCGATCGGGGCGGCAGTGGAGCCGCTCGGGTCGCTCGTGACCTGGTGGATCTTCCACGGGTACAGCGTCGTGATTTCCTCGCCGGCTGGCATGCGATCCGCCATCACCCAGACCTGCGGACCGGATGAAATGCCCATGTTGTTCGACAGCGCGCGGGCGGCGGCGTTGCACATATCCTCGGCGTCGCGCACCAGGTCGTACAGCGAGTTGCCCCAGAAGGCGCCCGGGACGGCCTCGTAGCTGTCGCCGTAGTACGGGCGGCGGGCCAGCGGGTCGGTGTTGATCTCGGCCTTGATGACCCAGTCGCCCACCAGCCACGCCTCGATCTCGTAGACCGCTGCGGTGTCGGGAACCTCGTCCGCGGGCATGCCCCACTCGCGCAGCACCTTGCCGGTGACGCTGCCCCAGTACTGCAGGGCGTCGATCATGTCGGAGCCCAGTGTCGGGTCGGACGTGCCGGGGGTCTCGACGTGCGCGCGTTCCTGGTCGACGCGCAGCCATTCGCGCAATCCACCGGATGAATACGCATCCAGCACAGCGCGGATGGCGGGTTCCTTGTAGCCCGGGACGCCGATCATCTCGGCGATGGCCGTCGGAGCCAGGCGGTGGTGCTCGATCAGGAAGCCGTCGTTGACCGAACGCGACCAGGGCGCGGGGTAGATGTTCAGCGGGTCGACGCGCTCCCACTGGGGCTTGTTCTCGAAGGTGGCGACCGGCACGCTGGTGCCGTCGGGGCCTGGCGCCCACTGCAGGACACCGCAGCGGCGGATGACTGGGCCTTTGAGGAACGCCTTGGGCGAGACCATCAGGTCGTCCAGGAACGCGTTGAGCGCTTCGATGAAGCCGCCCTCCTGCAGCAAGTCCTCGATCTTGCGCTCCGCGCGCTTCATGCGGGTGCGGGCTTCGAGTTCGATCTGGGACTGGGCCTGTTCCTTGGCGTCGCGCAGCAGCTGGCGTATATCGCCAATGCCCATCGGCACGCCGGACATTTCCGCCTGGGCGACCAGTTCAGCGGCGCCGCGCAGTAGCTCAGAAACCAGCTCCTCGGGCAGCGTGGGCTCCGCCGTGGGCTTCACGGACCAGGGCTTCTCATCGCCGGAACCCAGCAGCACGTCGCCGATCAGCGACTTGGCCTGCCGCGCCTTGGTGGCGAACAGCATCATGTAGATCAGGGAGCTGCCCTGGCTCTTCAGGTCCGACTCTTTCAGTGGGTCGTACTCGCCGCGCTTGGAGCGCAGGGCCGCGATGATCCGCTTCTGGGCGTCGTTTTCCTTGTGCTCTTTCGCCAGTGTCCAGTGGCGCCGGATCTGGGAGGCAAGGGACTGGACCAGGACCGAGTTGTTCGTAGCGACCGCGGCGTCGTGCGCTGCACGGGCTTCATCTTCCTGGACGGCGCTGAGTGACTTGACGGTCATGATGCCGCCAATAGACACGTCCCGGCGAGCCGGGGACGCGAGTCCTGGGATGTTCAGCCCGGTCGCCTGCATGTGGTGTTCCAATCTAACGCGTTAGCCTGTAATGTAGCCTACAGCGTAAGTGGGCGCAAACTAGCGTGGGCAATCAGGAGTAGACGTACCTGTGGGGGACGACGCGCCGCGCCTGGACCTTGCGCCCGGCCAGGCTGCCGCGGATCTGGGCGTTGTAGTGCAGTGCCAGGTACTGGCCCGCGTCGCCGATGTGGCTGTGGTGGGTCTTGTCGACCGTGGTGCTCGGCTCGCCCGACTTCGACTTCTTGAAGCGGTGGCCCCACTCCAGGGCGTCCACGAAGTGCGGACACTCCTCGCCGTCGATCAGGAAGCCCGCATTGCCGTCGATGCTGCGGGTCAGCAGGCCCTCCACCGCTGCGATGCGCAGCTCGGGGTCGTTGGTGTGCGCCTTGATGGTGTTGTACCCCCGGCGCTGCACCGCCTGCGCGATGGTGTCCTCGTCGATCTGGCTGCGCGCAAAGCACGCGGGGTCCAGCACGAACAGGATGTTCTCGGCCCGGAACAGGGGGAACTTCGTGCGCAGCTTGGGGATGAGCAGCGTATCCAGGAAACGCTCGACGCCCATCGTCTCCCCGTCCGGCACGTACGCCTCGGCCAGGATGTTCACCCGACCCCGCGCATCCTGCTGACCCACCACAGCCGCGGCCTGCAGGCCGTTGTCCATGCCGACGATCAGGGGGTTGATGCCCTGGATGACCGCCGACAGGGGCTTGGTGCTGACGTGGAAGCTGCGCTTGAACGACCCGCGGTACAGCGGCTGGCCGGTGTCGCCGGCGCCGTACTGGTTCTTGAGGTAGACGTTGATCCAGTCCTCGGTCTTGCCGACGACCAGGTTGTCGTAGTACTCGGGGGCCAGGAACTCGCGGTTCTCCCGCTCCGGGTTCAGCGTGCCGTCCTCCAGCAGGGCCGGTGGCTGCATGAACACCTCGATGCCCGGCTCGGGCGTCGTCATCAGGCCGTGCCAGAAGCCGCCACGCGGCGGCGGGTTGGTGGAGCAGATCACGCCCGGGTAGGTCACCCCGCCAGCGATGCGCGCTGGGAAGCGGTTCACACGACCCTGCAGGCCGGCAAACACCTCGGGGTCCACCTCGCGGCACTCTTCAACCCATGCCGCACTGGCCTCCAGGGACAGGAGTCGCCGCACGTCGTCGGGCGTATCCGCGGCCAGCAAGCAGAACTCGCTATGCACCACGGTGCCGTCCGGCAGCTTGAAGCGGGCCTCGAACACGTTTTCGCTCAGCCGCCACTGCCCCATCGAGCCCTGGGTCATCGTGACCAGCCAGGTGTCCATCATGGGCTTGACGGTCGACTTCAGCTGCGCCACGGTGTTCCGCAGGACGATGTGCTTGGTCCGCCGGACGTTGTTGAAGGGTGCCTGCGTGACGGATCGCTGCACCAGGTCCATCAGGGCCACCGTCGACTTACCACCGCCCACAGGGCCGCAGATCAGCTTGATGAAGGCCCGGGATTCCAGGAAGCGCGCGCCCGTCGGGCTTGGGCGGTAGTTCAGCATCAGATCCCCAGGAGGTCGTCCAGGGCGCGGACCATGTCGTCCAGCGCTTCAGGCTCCGGTGACGGAGCGGGTAGTGGAGTGGCCTTCACTGTGGTAGCGACGACGTCCAGAATCTCAAGCGACTCCTCGGGGATCGGCAGGGCGGGAGCCGCGGGCTCCGCCACGATCGTGGCCTGAACACCGCCAATACCTGTGAAGGTGAAGTTGAAGACTGGCAAGCCCGCATTGGGGTCCGCCTTCTTGTCAGCCTCTGCGCCGGTGACCCGCATGATGAGGTCGACTGCCTTGCGCATGTCTTCGATGTTGCCCTCGTGAAAGACCCGCTCGACATACTTCGGAATGACCATCATCCCGCCTTCCCGTAGGACGGCGTGCGCGGCTTCCTTGAAGTCGGCGAGTTCCTTCGCGCTCATCAGGCGTTACTTCTTGCCGAACGGCGGGGCTTTACCCGCAGGCTTCTTGCCGAAAGGGGGTGCCTTCTTGCCAGATTTCATCTCGGCAGCCTCTTCGCGCTTGGATTCTTTGCCGGCAAACGGGTTGGGTTTCTTGGTCGCCATAACGGCCTCCTGTCAATACTTGACAGCAGTCTAACACGTTAGTGCGGATACACCAGGAAAGGCTCGGGGTCCGTCATCTCCAGAAACACGTGCCAGGTGTCCGGCGGGCACATCGGACAGTAATGCACCACGTCCGCCACGCGATAGAAGACCCCCTCGAAGCACTTCACATCCCCGCGGCGGGGCGCGTTATGCCCGACGTCCTCGTACAGAAAGCGGCGTGCGACGTAGTAGCGAATCATGGCCTAGTGTGCCCTGGGCTGGGTGGGAATGGAAGTGGCGTGTTAGGGGTGTTCGGTAGCCCTCCTCTTGGGCGGCGTGAACATCTGGCCCGAGGTCACTGTCAGGGCCGTCTCCACATCGCGGCCCGCCTTCATGCGCGCCTTGACCGTCTCCAGGGTTACGCCATAGTGCTCCGCCAGGGTCTTCAGGGTTCCGGTGACGCCGCGCACGGTGTACTGCGCTGGGGGCTTCTTAGCGGCTTGCTGGGCCTGTCGTTTCTCCTGCGCCTTCTTGGACTTGACCTGGCGCGGCAGGGGCTCCAGGCCGACTGCTTGCTCCGGTGGGACGCCGCGGAACAGGCGCTGGTAGATGGTGTTGGCCGACACGCCGGTCTCCTTGGACCAGTCCGTGATGCTCTTGGTGCGCCCTGCGGCGGTGATGTGGCGAGTTCTCATGTGCTTGATCTCCTGGTACTTGATGTATGCCTCGTACGAGGCGTGCTTCGTCAGGGTCGGTGGGGTGACCCCTAGAGCCCTGCAGGCGGCGTTGATGCTGGGGTACGGGCCGAACGGCTTGGGCGGGTTGCTCGGTTTCTTCTGGCGTAGCTGGTACGGCCAATACCAGCCGTTCTGGTTTACCAGTTGCGGCAGGTTGCGCGGGTCGGTTGGGCCGATTTTGGCTGGTGCCTTGCGCTGCCGCTTGGGCTCCGGCTTGGACTTGCTTGCCATGTACGCCTCGTAGGAACCCATCCGTCTCAGCTGGCTGCGAGACGTACCGAGCGCCTTGGACGCAACGCGCATAGAGTCGTAGGGGCCGAACCTCTTTGCCAGGGTCGCGTCACCACGCGGCCTTCGTTTGGGGTTCAGCGGCGCCAATGGCGTCGGCTCGCTCAGACAGTTAAGCGTGGGGCGAAGCGTAGCGATGACCTGGGCCTCCAACAGATGGAGTGTCTCCCGGTCGAACCCGCAGGCGATGGGCTGCATTTCCCAGCCGGGTTCCGTTCGTAGCTGTTTGGCTAGTACGTGGCTTGTGCGGTCCTTTCCGCGGGCCGCCCGGCGGTGCATGGCTTGCCTCGCATTGAAGCGCGAAGTGGCCCCTACGTACAGCGCGCCGGACGGGAACTGGATCGTGTAGATCAGGTGCATGGCCCTGATTGTCTAACACGTTATCCATGAAGTCAACTAAATGTAAGGACTCACGAAATTGGCCGGGCGTGCAGACCGGCACTCAGGGAGAGGGCCAGGGGGTCGAGGTCGTTGGTCCACCCCCGGTAGGTCCGCCTGGCGTGGCCCTCGTGGTTGACGTGGCCCCATAGGTAAGCCCGGCGCACTGCGCTAGGCCCTCCGAGCCAGGCACAGCCGGCACCCGCATAGCGGGCAGGACTGCTCTCTAACAATCCGCCCTCCAAGCCCCCAAAGCGCGCACGGTCTAACGTGTTGCGTGGCGGCCCGGCAAGCATCGTGAGCGTGAGCCAGACTCTGCGCGATGTTGGACGATTCCCCGTGTCGTGACAGTGGGGTGAGGTGCGCCCATTCACCGAGAACAGCAAAAAGTGGGTCCGATTCATCGGGCAAGCATTCCCTGCAAAGCTAGCGGCGCATACCCGTTAGCCCATAGCACAGCGCGAACCCGGTGGATATGTGACAGCGCCTAGTCGGGCTCTGTCGCCATGTTCATTCATTCAATCGGAGTCCTACCATGTCCAACGATCTGCAAACCCAAGCCGCTAGCGAATTGGTCGCTGCCCCCGCTGTCGTCATCATGACCGGCAAGACCCTGTCGGAGAAGCGCCTCTCCGTCGTGTCCCAAACCGGTCATGCGGCCGTCGTCATGCTCGCCAGCACTATGGCCGGCGCAGTCGGCAAGGAAGCCCGTAGCGTGGCCCTGAACCATGTCGCTGGCATGCTGGCGAAGAATGCCCTGTCTGGCAATTACAAGCCCGTGGCCGAAGCCCTCGCATTGCGGCTAGGTGCCTCGGTGTGCTTCGGCAGCCCGTCCGAAGCCCCGAAGGGCGAGACTGCATCCCAACTGGCCGCCCGGACCCGCGAGGACTGGGAAGGCTTTGGCCGCGATATGCGCCGCGAGCTGCAGCGCCTGCCTGAGACCACAAAGGCCGGCAAGGTGCCCCCTGCCCGTCAGCGTGCGATGGACGCACTGGAGCTGTATGTGTCGGTCCGCGGCGCCATCGAGTTCATCCTGGCCGAGCGCAAGGCCCGCGCCGAAGCCGCAGCCAAGACCGAGTGAGCCCAGACACCATACCCGCGCCGTGCGGGTATGCGTTTGGACTTTCTAATAAACATACGGCGGCCCGTATACATGGTGCGCGCACCGCAATGGTGCGCCGGAGTGCGCCGGAGTGCGCCAGATGCCGCATTACATGGGGGTCTCCAATATACACGCCGGCATTCGGCAGTGATGTATTGAACGGCAGTCAGCTAATGGGCCATTACACCCCATTACACCAGATTTGCACCCTGGTTCCCCCTCCTATATATATAACTCTTATAAGATACAAACAAACAAACAGGGAAAATCGATAAGCTACGTGTGACTTTCCGTTCGTGTTGCGTTTCCGCAACACGTGTTAGACCCCTTACGAATTCGTAAAAGTTCAGCTTATCGATTTTGACGCATGTATTGTACAGAGTTAATGGATATAACCACATTACACCCCATTACATGGCCATTTCGGTGATCTCATATACATATCGCACGTTAGATACACTCTAGCCGCTATGTATATGGGCTTCCAGTTCCCGTATAGATGGCCGGTCCGCCGCCCGCTGGCGCCATGCCGCGCGGCCACACCGAGCAACGCCGTCGGCTTCGATAGTTTGTAATGCCGCGCACCCCTGCTGCGCCCTGCCGCACTGGGTTGTATAGATCCTAATGGCGCGCACCCTGTTGCGTCGTTGCCTCACATCTTAGATAGATCCTAATGGCGTTAGCTTGTGCCGTTAGACTGCAGTCTCACATTAGAAGGAGCCTCCTATGGCGATCACCCGCCTGTTCCGCGCCCCCCGCCGGGTGGGCATCCCCTACGCTTTCGTGTGCCGCTGCGACTGCGGCGCTGCGCTGGAAGTGGTCGGTCACCAATGTTCCGATGCCGAAGGCGCTGCGCGGCTCCGCCTGACCGGGTGCTATGCGTGCCGCAGTGAGCAGTCCCAACTGCTTGGCCGCCGTGCCTTTGAGCGTGCCCAAGAGAAAGAACCCCTGTTCGGCATGCTGGAGGAAAAGCAGGAGCAGCCCGACGAGGTGCTGGAGCCCGAGCGTGCCGCGTACTTCAAGGTTGCCCCCGAGCAGCTGGACTACACCCGGTCCACTCAGTGCGTGCTGACCGTCATGAAGGCGGGCTTCACCAAGAAAGACGAGGCGTTCGCCACTGGCCTGCTGCGCTTGAGCATGTTCTGCCGTGAAGCCCTGGCGGATGGCGATGCACACCGCTACACCTCACGCATGGAGAAGCTGGTCGCCCTGGCGAACACGCTGAGTGCCGCCCACACCGCGAAAGCACCACCCGCTGCGCGCACCACGGGGGCTAATCCGTCATGAGGAACGGTGCGGAATTCCGTCGCCCCACGCTGGTGGGGTGTGCCCTGGCTGCCGTCTATGTGCTGGCGCTCATCGTGATTGCGATGGACCTGCTGGTGTGGCGGCCCTTCTGACTCACCGCATAGGAGAACACCGATGCCCCTCACCAAGAAAGACTTCGAGGCCGTCGCCGATGCCCTGGCGCGGAACGCACAGCCCCACCCCGCATACCTGGCAGCCGTGAAGGCCACGGCGCTGGGTCTCAGAAACACCAACCCCCGGTTTGACTCGGCGCACTTCGTTCGCGCCGTCGAGGATCGGGCGGCCCAGATGAGCAAGCAGCGCGAGCTGCCGCTCCCAGTGGAGAACTGACATGCAGACCACCCCTGCCCCACTCATCCTGCCCAGCTTCCCCATGATCGAAGCCCGGGCCCGAAACATCAAGCGCACCCTGGGACTGCGCCGCGCTGCGGCCTACCTGTGCGAGCAAGGCGTCGGCGAAGAAGTCGCACGCCGCATCCTGGTCAGCCCCGACCCCACCACTGAGGACCAGGCGATCGTGCTGTACGACCGCAGCCCTGGCCCCGCACCACATTGAACTGGAGCACACCGTGATCGAAATCATCGACCGCAAGGACAGCGGCAAGTACGCCACGTCAGGCCCGGCCATCCAGGTGGTCCACACCGTCGACCAAGCCACAGCCTGGCTGGAAGGGAAGCTATGAAAGTCAAAACATCCGAGCTGACCGGCGCTGCGCTGGACTGGGCGGTGGCGAAGTGCGAGGGCCGGCAACTGACCGAGCCCAAGCGGGCCACGAATGAGGAAGCTGAAGGCAAGGCGGTGCCGTTCACTATGTACGGCACACGATGCACCTACAAGAACGGGGAGGTAACCGCTGTGGATGCCGAGGAGATCCGGGTCACTCGCTACGGCGTCAACATCGCTGCGGGGGCAACGGCCCCGTCAATCAGCTTCGTGAGCGGGGATCGCCGCCCCGCGCTGGGGTCAATTGACCTGTTTTTCTGGACCCGCGAAGAGGCCGAGAAAGAATGCAACCTGTATCGGAACGGCGGCCTTGAAGGCTTCGAGCCTTCCACCGACTGGGCACAAGGCGGGCCGATCATCGAGCGGGAGCACATCGAGCTGACGTTCGACCGCGACGGCCCCGACATCCTGTGGCATGCCAAGAAGTACGCCTTCGACGGCACCCTGCTCTGGAGCGAGAGCGGCCCCACCCCTCTGATCGCAGCCATGCGCTGCTACGTAGCCTCGAAGTTGGGCGACGAGGTGGAGATCCCGGACGAACTCCTCTGATCCCAGTGGCATGCCGCCCCGGCAGGTGCGGCCTCTACCCCGGCTAGTCCCGCATCGCTTCGTGGCCGGATACCAACAATGGAAGCTATGCAAGCTGGGCACAGCCCCTTGCGCCCTTCGCTGGGTGCTTGGGAGTGTTCCCTCTAAGGGTTTACACTCACTTCTAACGTGTTAGATTAGATATCTGACTGAGTTAGACTCTCGATCCACCAACCAACAAGGAACCACCTTGCCCAACGTCCATACCCCAGAGCGCGGACCCGATGAGAGCCAGCGCGACTACCGCGCACGCCAGGCTGCATCCCGCCTGCTGGCCAAGATTGCCACGCTGCGCATCGGCACGCAGATGAAGTGGAAGCCCATGATGAACAGCCGCGGCATCGAGGAGCCGCCTCCGCTGCGTCAGTACTGGGACGGCCAGCACACCAACCCGGGCCGCAACACCAGCCGCAAGGCACTCAAGGCAGCCGGCGGTCACCGCCAGTACAAGCGCGACATGAAGTTCGTCCGCCGCAGCCTGACCTCGGCCAGCGCACGAGGAGCGACGGCATGGCAGTGACCTTCGGGGGCGCCAAGCCCGCGCCGGCCAAGACACCGACCGTGCCCGCGTTCAGCAAGGCGGCCTACGACGCGCTGCGGGCGGCGGAGAAGTTCCTGCTCCAAGACCCGGGGTTCGTTCAGAACTACACGACCTTCGCCGGGGGTAACACCCCGCGTGATGCGCGAGATCAGATCCGAAGCGCCACCCTGCGGGCTTCGCTCGTAGACCTGGACATATCGACCGACGACAAGAAGACCCTGACCGGCAACCGCCAGCACCGTGAAGCACTGCGCATCACCCTGGATAACAGGTGCGGCATCAAGCGCGGGCCGTCCGACATGAAGGGCGAGTTCATCCCCTGGCCGGCAGGATTCTGGGGATCTGGTAGCCCGGACGTCGCCGACCTGTTCTTCATCCGAGAGCCGGCGCAGGTCAACGCGGCGCCCGAGGTCGCCAGCCCACTCACTGGCGACTGGGGGATCTCAGCCATCAGCCCCATCGCCGACGCGCTCGACAAGATGAGGCCCGGCCCCATCACCCGTGCCCCAGACAACGGCGACGCCCTCGCCAACATCGGCATCCAGTTCGCCTCTCAATTCATCCAACCCGAAAAGGAAACCACCGTGAACACCATCAAGATCGAGACCCGCACGTTCGTCAACAACCAGGACGTGGCGACCATGTCGCCGGCGCAAATCTATGACCTGATCGCCAAGCAGGAAGAGGCCATCGAGAAGCTGCGCGCTATCAAGAACAAGCCGCTGCTGCTGAAGCAGGAGATCGAGGACCGCCAGGCTGGCATCGACGCCCTGGTCAAGCACCTGGACACCCTGGTCTGACATGCGCCACCCCCGCAGTTTCGTAGTGCGCCGGTTCTTCATCGTCGTGGTCGACCTGCTGGGGGCGATTCTCCCCATGGCAGTGACCATCGCGGCGCTGCTGGTTCTCGCAAAGCTCTAACGAGTTAGCCTGCCGGACTGGCCTCCCGGCGGGCACATCACCCCCCCGGCCAAACCCAACCAACTGGAGCCTCTATGGCATTCGCAAAAATCTCCCCCGCTTCCGCTCTCTCCCTGACCTTGGTCAAGGATCACGGCACCCCCGCTGATCTGAAGTCCGCCCGCGCCAGCATCTTCCAAGACGCCAAGGCCCGCTTCGGCATCCCGCTGAACGTCAAGATCAAGGTCGAGATCCGCGACCGCAACAACCCGGACTACTGCGTCATCAAGACCAAGGGCGACGTCAAGTTCGAGCTGGCCGACGACGGCCTCTGGGTGAACGCTGCCCGCAACGCCGCACCTGTGGCCGCGCCCGCTCCCAAGATGGGCTGGTTCAAGCTGGAAAAGGACGCCCTGCAGGAGCTGGTGGTCGACACGATGACCGCGAGCGAAGCGGTTGACCTGCCGGACGGCACTTCCTACGTCGCAACCGGCGTGTCCGTGGGGAACGGTGCGGTTTTCGTGCAGGTGGCGCTGGACGCCCTGTGAACCCTGCGCTGATGCGCTGACCTGAAGACAGCAGCCCCCGAGTGGGGCTGCTCCACTGACTCAATTACAGGATCAACCATGACAACGAATAAGGAAAAGCTGTCGCAGAAGATCACCAGCTACGAGCAGCTTCAAGCGATCTACGGCAACGACTTCGAGTACAAATTCAACTACGGCTGCACCCCCAGCGGCGACAGCACGTGCAAGTGGGACGAAGACAATGACCTCTTCGGCAGGACGGGCGGCGCTTGGTGGATCACCCGAGAGATGATGCGCGAAGAAGAGGGTGTGTACCCTGCGCCCACCTCGGTCATCCTGTGGCTGCGCAACCGTGGCCTCGCCAAGCAGTACTGGCCCCACGTCAGCAAGACTGACCCCACCCGCATCGCGTACACCCCGGACACGCAGTCGGGCCTCGCAGACCGCCAGGTCGTCACCACAATCGGTCGCTTCCTGCGCAAGTACTGCATCCTGCTGAGCGACGCCTTTGTCGCGCGCCTTGAGTCCGACCACCGCGCCGAGATGGACGACGAGTTCCAGCTGGCGACCACGATGGAAGAGATCGAGCACGTCTACACCCACATGAACGGCGACACGGGCTGCATGCGCTACAGCCGCGACCAGTTCAGCAACGAGGACTACCACCCGTCCGCCGTCTACGCGGCCCCGGGCATCGGTGTGGCCTACATCAAGAACAACGAAGGCAAGATCACCGCCCGGACGGTGGTGTACGTCAACCCCGAAGACCCGACCGACAAGCGCTATGTCCGCCTGTACGGTGCGCCGCTGCTCAAGGCGAAGCTGGAGCGACTCGGCTACCGCAACGCCGGCCTGGCTGGGGTCTACATCCGCGCCCTGAAGGACCCATCGTTCGATGATCGGTTCAACGTCACCGACCGAGCCCGCGCGTTCGTCATGCCGTACCTGGATGCGCCGGGTGGCAACGGCTCCGGTGTCTACGACAAGCTGGCGGTCGGCCTGGCCTATGACACCTCCCGCGACGCCATCCTCATGCTCGACCAGGACGGCGTCAAACGATTCCGCAATGCGGGCGTCTCCATAAGCGACTCGGTCCGCGGCACGTCAGGGGTGAGCCTCGTCCCCCACTTCGACGGCAGCACGATGGAGTTCACCTGCTTCCTGTCCGGTGAGAAGTGCAGCCGCATGACCCACCAGCTGGCATGGCTGCTGGACGACGAGGGCAAGCTGCAGACCGTCGACGCGGTGCGGATGTATGCGATCAGCGATCTGTACACCCAGCTATACAACCACAAGGGCGACGCGAATGTCATGGTCAACGTCAAGCTGACGGAGTACCGAGACCGCAGCCTGGAAAAGCACGGCTTCGGCGGATGGCTGGACACCCCGCAGAACCGCGCGCACCTCGGCATCCTCGAACTGTCGACGGCCTTCTACCCCGAGGGCACCATCAGCCAGCGGAACGAGACGACCCGGACGATCATCAACGGCGAGGAGCACATCATCCTGGCGGATGACGCTGTCCGTGTCTACCACAAGGACGGGACGTGCGAGATGCTCCACACCAGCCTCGCGGCTCCGCTGAAGAAGGCCGGCTACGTCACGGTCCATGCGATCGAGGGTGTCAAGCTGCTGGCCCACAAAGAGCACAGCGGACTCGCCACCACGCGCAGCGGTCGCCGCGTCATCGAGAACGTCCACGAGGTCAGCCGCCTGCTTGACGGCACCTTGGAGTTCAACCGCAACTCTCAGGAGATTGTCATCTTCGGTAAGAGCTACCGTGTCCACCGCGATGACGTCTGGTCGGATGTCACGGTGCCGGTGGAGCGCTTCCGCGAGGACATGCTCATGGCCCACTACCTCGCCCAGTACGGCAAGGCCGAGTACGCCCAGATCGCTCGACGCGTGCTGCATAGCGGGACGCAGTACGGTCGCGGCTTCGAGTTCGTGAAGGGAGACGGCGGCGAGCACGTGGCATACACCTCGGCATGGCACAGCTCCAACCACGCAGGCCGCGTCCGGGCAGCTAGCGAACTCCAGGTCTGGATCGACGAGCAGTTCATAGCCGCCGGCATCAACGCGAACCTGGGGCGGTTCTGGGCACGCAATGCGTACAACCTGATCGAAGCCTATGCGTCGGTTCTCCGGGACCACGAGATCCAGCAGGCCGAAGCCGCAGCGCTGGACTACACCCGCACCGAGGGCCGGGGCACCGCCGCCGACATGGAAGCCGCCAAGGCACGAGCAGCCCAGACGATTCGGGAAGTCCTCGCCTCCACGGACGAACTGTTCGCAGTCGCCGCTTAACTCACTCACTTGTTAGACCAATATGACCACGACCAACACCCCCTCCCCCGCCGCTGACACCAAGATCACGGCCACCCCTCCGACCCGCCCCCTGGCAGCCGTCGCACCCCCCGCGGCCAAGCCGGCCCCTGTCGAGAAGACCCACCCGATCCCCGAGTCGGTCGACCCCATGCTGGTGAACATCCTGTCCTGGCCCCGCGACCACGACAGCGAGAACGAGAAGATGTTCTGCGACTGGATGAAGCGCCACCTGTCGCTCAAGCACGCCGTCCGTATCCACCAGGAGGGGGCGTTCTCGGTGACCATCCCGATCCCCGCGGAGAAGGGGGCCAAGCCTAGCTCCACCCTGTTCAGCTGCCACGTGGACACCGCGTCCGACCGAGCCTGCAAGACCGGCGAGCGCAAGCGCCTGGCCTACGACCCCAACTTCGGAACCATCTTCCTGGAGAAGGACTCCCCGGGCGGCTGCCTGGGTGCCGACGACGGCGCTGGTGTGTGGCTGATGCTCAAGATGATCGAGCAGAACAAGCCCGGCACGTACCTGTTCCATCGCGGCGAGGAGCGCGGCGGCATCAGCGCCAGGGCTATCGCGTCCAAGGAAGTCCCCTGGATCAGCCAGTTCGAGCTGGCCGTGGCGTTCGATCGGCCCCGCACCAACGAGATCATCACGCACCAGGGCAGCATGGAGTGCGCCAGCCAGAAGTTCGCCAAGGCGCTGTGCGCTGAGTTGAACAAGCACAGCATGGAATACAAGCCCAGCGACCGCGGCGTCTACACCGACACCAAGGAATACCGCCGCCTGGTTGCCGAGTGCATCAACGTCGGCGTGGGCTACGAGGGCCAGCACGGTCGTGCCGAGACCCAGGACTACGCCCACCTGTGCGCGCTGCTGACGGCGATCCTCGCGGTGGACTGGGACGCGCTGCCCGTGGACCGTGACCCCACTAAGCCGGACCCGGCGCCTTCGTATGCCGGCTGGAAAGGCTGGACCAGCCCCGGACGCCAGAGCAGTTTCGACGACCTGGAGGACTACGACGTGCCGGTGGGGAACGGTGCGAAGAATGGCGGCAAGGCGAAAAAGGCGCCGGCCCCGCCGGTCCCCGTGCATACGGTCAGCACGGCCAAGGAAATCATCGAGGAGATGGACGGCATGACCATCGACGACATCCGCTACGTCCTCGAAGAGTCCCCGGACGACGCCCTGCTTGTCGTGATCGAGCTGCTGCGCCAGCGCAACCGCCTGGCTAACGACGTGATCGCCCTCGAAACCCTCTTGGGAGTCTGACATGGAGATGGTTCACTGGACCCCCGAAGCGCTGGAGCGCCTGCGCACCGCGACGAATACGGCACTGAGCACCGGCGAGCACGGCTTCGCTGTTGACGGGTTCGAGTTCGTCACCTCCTACGCAGTACACCTGGTCGAGTACCTCGACGAGATGTTCCGCATTCAGCCCACCATCCACTGACATGAGTACTGTCAAAACCTTCTTGGGTTTTCGGACCTCTGCCCCGAAAGGGGTGGAGCCGAACCACCACCAGCACGCGGCACCGAACGAGCGCATCGAGTCGATGCTCCGCGAGCTAGTCGACCGAACCCGCCGTATTGAGACCCGCGTCGTCGTCCTGATGCGCGAGCACGGCATCGACCCCCACGGAAACCCCATCGACCGATGAACACTCACTACCTGCGCCGCGCACGGCGCCTGTTCGATCACGAAGGCGTCCCCCGCCACGTCGTCCGTCACAACATGCGAGCCTGGGTGCGGTCCGTCCGCCACCTCGGCAACTCCTGGCTCCTGGCAAACCCCGTTGAACGTAAAGCAGCATGACACAACTCATTTCACTCACTGATCTCGCTCGCAAGTCCGATCTGACGAAGACCCTGACTGGCTCCCTCCTCGCCAAGGCGGAGCTGGCCCCCTTGTTCACAATGCCGCAGGGTCGCGGCCAGGTCGAGGTGTACGACACCGCCGCGGCGGAGGCTGTCATCACGAAGTACAAGGCGGACCTCGAAGCCCGCACAGCCCAGGCTGCCAAGCAGAAGGAAGAGGCGCAGCCCGCGACTAGCACCAAGGAACTGCTGGAGGTGTTCACCCGTATGCGCAGCGCCGTCGAGGATCAGCTGCAGATCATGGCGAGCGGCGTCGATGCAGTCGACGAGACGACCACCCAGCTCACCGAGAAGTTCGACCGCCTGGAGCAGCAGAACGTGCTGATGAATGGCCGCATCGGACGGGTGATCTCCATGCTGGAAGCCCTGGCGGAGTCCCTCGCCAAGCCCGGGGAGGCGCCGCTCCTGCCCACCCTGGCGCCCACGTTCTCTGAGCCTCCGCCGCCCGTTGCCGCGCCGGCCCCAGTCCAGCCGATCAAGCCCCTCAAGCCCCGCGTCCTGGTCATCGGCCTCCTGCCATCGCAGTCCAACGAGATCAGCCGCGAGTTCGGCGAGGCGTTCGACTTCACCTTCGTGGACATGGATGTGTTGCGTCGCCGCCACAACACGATGGGCGTGGACCGCTACGACGTGGTTATCACAATGACGAAGTTCGTGTCCCACGCCGCGGAGGAGATCAAGGGCAAGGCCAAGCGCCTGGAGCGCGTGAACGGCGGCGTGTCGTCCCTCAAGACCAAGCTGACCGAGCTGTTCCTGGAACAGCCGAAGCTGGAGACGGCCCGTGCGTAAGCGCAGCAAGCACCGCCCCAAGCCGGTCCTCCGCAACCCGATGGCCTTCGTCATGGAGAACGTGGCGCTCATCAAGTGCCATGACGCCGGCGACACGATGGTCACCCTGCAGGCCAAGAACCACGCGGCTATCGAGGCGGTTCGCATCGGCGAGGCCACCAGGCTGCACGTCGACCGCCTGATCTCGATGGTCAACGTGACGGACTCCATCCTCAGTCTCTATGGCCGGGGCATCGAGTTCGCCGCCGAGATCCGGGCGGGCCACGAAGCGGTCATGATGGTCGGTCGCCGCGGCCTGGCCCGCGGGCGGTTCCTGTTCACCGGCCCAGAGCTGGACGCGGTCCGCACCTTGGCAGAAATCCACGACGCGCAGCTGGAGATCACCACGCTCGGCGAGATGGAGCGCGCGGTGGAGTACGTCAAGGCGAAGACCCGGTCGGGCCACGCCAAGGCCATCACCCCACTGGAGGCGAGCCATGCCGGGTAAGCCGCCAGGTGCGATCGTGCTGGGCATCATCGCCACCATCAAGGAACACGGACCGTCGACCACCTCAGAGATCCGCCGCCACCTGGGGCGCGGCAAGAACGAGGTCGGCAGCGTCGTCTCCCGCATGAGCAAGGCCCAGAAACTGGTGCCCAAGCGCCTGCGAGTCGTGGGCTATGTCTACGACGATGAAGGCAGCAAGCTGTCCTACCCCCGGGCGGTCTACGACCTGGGCGATGGACCTGACGCCCCGCCCCCCGGGGCAAAGCGAAAGAAAGTGCGGCAGCGCTACTGGTCCAGGAAGAGGGGCCGCGTTGCGTCTGTGTTCGACCTGGGCGTCCCATTCCGGGAGCGCCGCAAACCGAAGGAGAGGAATGGAGAACCCCACCAGCCGACAAGTAATTGAGGCCGCCGAGGCCGAGTTCCGTAGAGAGCAGTTCCGAGAGGCGGTTGATGCATGTAAACAACAGTTGCGCAACCGACCCGAGCAAACCCCGTGGCAGCGACTCGTGTCCAAGCTGCCCTTCACCATCACCATCAAGAGGAAAATCTAACGTGTTTGACATCAACGAAGTCGAGAAAGCCGCCCAAGACGAGATCCGCAAGGAAAAGATCGAGAAGGCCAAGAAGGCACTCATGGCCCAGATGCGGATCGTCGAGAACGCCAAGCAGGTGCTGCGCGGCGAGGAGCTGAAGCTGGCGGACATCAAGGCCCAGATCGGCGATGGCACTCTCTAAAGAGCGCTTCCTGAGCCCACCCTGCCGCGTCTTGTTTGCAGGGTGGGAGACCACCACGGCCCGGCTTCAGAACGCGGGCTGGTCGCTGGCGGCGGAGCAGTTACTTCATGACCGCACCCTGCGGCTGGCGATGCGCCATGAGCCGTCCGGGCTCTACATGGTCTCGGACAGCACCGACTACGCCTTCGGCCCGAGGTACACCCAGTACGGCTTCAACCAGCTGCACATGAACGAGCAGACCCCGACGTTCGTCGTGCGTTACGTTGGCAGCAAGATCACGGTGCGGGTGATGGACAACTTCGATGCGTTCCGTCCGATCGACGCCGCGCCGCAGTTCACGACCATCGAGGAGAGGGGCATCGAGCAGTTCAACCTGTTCGCTACCCCGCTGACCAGGACCGAGGAAATCATTGTCGAGCCGGAGACGGTCAACGACCTGATGGAGAAGATCCGCGCGCTGCAAGCCCCCGAGCTGGCCCAGATCCGCCAGCGCAACCGCATGCGAGACGCCCGCAGTGAGGGCAGTTCCGCCCCCATCGCACAACAGAAATTCCACGCTCAGATTCTGAGCATTGCCGCATAGGAGAAATGACATGGACCAAGCTACCAAGAACCTGATCGCCAAGGCTGCCAAGAAGGCCGGCGTCCCCGCAGCTCGCCTCACCGGCCCGATGCCGGCCAACACCAAGCCGCTCCGCGACCGCGCGGGCCTGTACCTGCGCGTCAGCCAGAAGACCGGCGACATCGTCTGGGCCTGGTGGAACGGTACGAACTTCGGCTTGTACGCTGACACCAAGGCACGCGCCACGGCCCGCCGTGGCAAGCGCAGCAAGAAGCCGCTGGTCTGGTTCGGCATGGCCGCCGCCAAGTAACCCGGGGGCTTCGGCCCCCTTTGGAGTATGTGTGGAAGAGGTC